GCGTTACTAACCTGCCGCGACCGCTACTAATCCCCTCCGGATTTGTAACAAGTAGCGGTCACTTGCATCTTGCAATGATGCGCGACAGGTGCTCTATATGAATATCTAACCTTGAAAAACTCTATTCTGGAAAAGAAAGAGTCAACTACCAACAGGTAGCATGATCTAATCTTTTCTAAGAGACAAAAAATTCCGGTTACGAAATTCAGAGCCGATCCCGAAGGGATACTACCTGTCACCGTCCTGAAACGGCCACCCCGGTTGCAGGGTGTATATGTAGGAAACAAGCCTGTTTACCTACTGTAAAATATCTTTATACTTGGTTAATAGTAAAGGAATAATCCTATTATTTTAAAACCATTAAATACACTATGGAATATGAGTGTATGTCTGAACAAAGAAGGATGGTGCGTTGACGTACCAAGTAAGATTAAAATCTTCACCAGTGGCAACGTATTGAAAACATTCAATGTTGCCGCCTTCTTGAACTGTGCCTATATAAATGTCCAGTTTATGTGTTTGCTCATATTGATCCGCAGTGACGATGCTCGAAGCATCTTCGAACTTTTTATCACTATAATATGGGAGTTCTACTTCAAGCACGGGAACGCCGCGGGAAGTGAAAGCACTCCCATTATGTCCTGTCTCTTGCACCTGGGAATATACACCATGATGACTCGAAACAGACGAATCTAAGCTGATCATAGAAGAACCAAACGATGGCATATTAGTCGTCCCACTACGAGAAACAACCATAGCTGTAGGGTTGGAGTTCGCATAGTGCCCCAACATATACTTATAACGAATTCCTCCTCTCCGCGCGGCATAAGCAGGAGTAATCCAATTAAGCAATGTCCTACCAGCTATATTATAATTTACCGCATACAACGCACCACCGCGGTATTGTTGGTACATACCATTCGTTTCAGCACGTCCATTGTACATTGGGAAGTTAGGTAAATACAACCGGTATCTGGCTGACCTACCAAGAAAATTGGTGGTATTATTTTGAACAAAAACACCACTCAAATTATAACGTTTAAACATATCACGAAATGAATCAAAAGTTTCACCGTGATAAACTAAAGATAACGCATCGGTTTTGCTGGGCTCTCCTATAGGCTCCAGCATTTCAGAACCAGCATGACCCGGCTTAGAAGCTAGTGCGGATTTAGTATTATTCAATATGCCACTTTGTGATGAGGCGTCAGCGATAATGCCACTTTGCGACCAAGCTTCATTTACTTCCATTGTAGTGTGTTCAAAACTCCCGCCGAATGCTGTCCTTTTAATCATATAATCATCAGGAACAGCAACCTCATAATCTTCGGCCCCACTAATGAAAGTGAGGATGCGAACAGAAGTTGTTACATCTTCATCTGGGCCAGTGAGTTCATTCAAAACGTAAACCCGTAGTTGTCCATTTGAATATTCAGCTTGGTCAGTAAGAACGTCTGCACCCTTGGCTATGCCCAATGCTGTTGGTTCATGCGGTACTTTTGCCCATGACTTTTGTTGAAACCAATAAATAGGTATCGTGAAGTCCTTAGTTTCCTCTATATCGATGATACGAGAAAAAGCAGTGTTAGTATCAGGGGGTTGCACGCTATCAAATCCTCGAGGATCATAAACTATTAACAACCTTCCTCTGTGAAGATCACTACAATTAATTTGAAAACGAAAGTTGATACCGCCACGCCAATACTTAAAAGGAAATGTAGCATGCGACAGAGGGGTTTGAACCCACTCAATCCCATATTCCAAAGTTCCGTCAGTACGCGGCTGGCAGTGACAAGGATGAACGTTAATTGTACCAACCAACGTATTCTCATTAGCGGTGGCTGACCAATCGAAATATGTAATTAAACTCGATTTGGACGTAATCATTTTAATAGACATCTCATCATCCAGTTGAGCTCCAGTTACATTGTGATCTACTGTCAACTCCTGCTTAGGGTCGTACGTTAACTTCTCGACGGCTTCATCTATAGAGCTCGGGGCTAACATACCATGCATTTGATGCTTATAACGTTGAATTGGGGACACATTCATAGGACGTGAAAAGCCCCATAATTCCGCCAAAGATCCAATTCCTGCAGCTGCCATACTAGTGGCGGTTGCGTAAGGTCCAATCTCCGGTATAGCTTTTAGCTTTCCAGCCCACCTGGCAATAGCTTTGGCTGGTCTAGAAATGATGCCCTTTCCATATTCGTCTTCCATTTTACCTGATTGGGAAAAGACAGCACGAGTGGTGGGCCCTGCTAACTCAACGTCTGACATCCACGCCATAACAGTTATGTTAATTTGACGTTGTTCTGCGGCACCAATCGCCCTTTCAAGTTTCACCAACGAGAGCATAGAAA